ACTACCTTTGTTGTAACTAGTAACACCGGCACGTATGTGATTTGGACAGGTTTCGTATACATAGCGTATACGTTGCATAATCTCCTGTGCTCCTGTATACTTGTGTGCAGCAATTAGAATAGTTTGATCCGGTACAAACATGCCATACCATGCAAGATATATACTAGCACAAGTAGTCTTGCCTGTTTGTCTAGGCATCATATTAATATTAAAACGATACTTGTGATAACTCTCCATTAATCCTAATTGATAGTCAAAAGGATCAAACAACAATTTGCCTTTTGTTGGATGCTGAATATATGCAAACTTACGTGCAAAGTACATATATCCAGTATCCGGATCCATGCATGCCAGCAAGTCTTCAACTTGTTCGTTTGTATATGTTTCTTGCCTGTTGGCTTTTTTAATTAATACGCCGTCTAAACTTTTACTCATAATGTATTTAACCTATAATATTGTTGTAGTACCCTGTATCGAATCGTAAGTTAAATAACTTACGTTTGTCTTGCTGGATTAAAATATGTGCAGGAGCAGCATATTCTCCGTATCTTGGTTCACTCCACAACCATTCGTATTCTAAACTATCATCTAGTTTACTACAAAGTTTCTTTAGGCGCCTACGATTATAGTTAGGTACAATGTAAACAATGGCTTGGTTATTTTCTAAGTGTTCCCATTTGCCCGTCCAATGAGTGATTTTAATTTCACTCTTTTTCCATGCTGCTGCACTCCAAGGACACACAGGCTTTATACTATCAAAATATGCTGTCCAATTAATGTCGTCTTTTACCATACAACTATTTACTCAAGAAAATAGCACCCGAAGGTGCTATTTGGGCCGTTCGCTCTATCGGTAGAACGTTCTTATTTTTTCTTGCCTCTGCCTCTACCGGCCATTAGCTTGTCTTTGCCACGTCCACGTCCTGCCATTACTTTACCACGGCCTTCGGCGGTCTTTTTTTCAGTTAATGCTGCCCACAAACGATCTTTGATTGATTCAGATGCAACTGCCGGATCTTTTACACGAATTGCTTTCATGTCTTTTTTACGATGCAAGTCGTCGCCGCTTGGAATTACATCGTCAATGCCCATGTACTCTTCTTCTGGCTCGTTGTCGTAATCTTCAATTGCTTCGTCTTCGGCATCCATGTCCATGTCGTTGTCTATTTTCATTGGCAACTTTACTGGCATGTCGCTTGGCTCGTCCATTCCCATTGGCGGCATAGATGCCGGCATATCCATTGGCGGCATAGATGCTTTACCCGAATCTACTCCTGCTAATGCTTTAAGAATGTTTGCCATTTCTTCGGCACTGCCTGTTGTAAGAGTAACTCCGCCTTCGTTCATATCGCCGCACTCTCTAACTGGCATTTTAGCTTCGCCTGCTGTTAAAAAATTCTTTAAAATATCTTGCATTGTTGTATTTTGCATTTTAGTTCCCCACTATACTGTTGTTGTTTTGTGGCTCTTCTTTTACTTCTTCAGCTTTATAACCACTGGACTCGTTGCTGTTTTCTTTACGTGCTGTTTCTAATTCTTTTAGTAATCCCATTATACGTGGCTCACCAACTTCTTCTTGTGCACTCTCGCCGCCCATTTCTTCTTGTGTAAGAAGTGTAACATACTCAGTATCTTCTTTTTCCTCTTGATATTGTTCTTGAGGTTCGTCTGGATGTCTTACAATAATATGACTTGCTGGTACATCGCAGCATTGTGCAATATACTCTTGTACAGCATCTCGTGTTGTTGGGTAGCGTACTTCTGTATCATAATATTGTACATCAATATTTTCTAGTTGTGGAAAGTCTAATGGGCGATTTTGAATAGGCGTTTTCTTTGTTTTAGTAAAACTAGCTACTGTCCATTTTTCCATACACTGGCGTAAAGATGCCTCGCAGCCTTCTGGCATATCGCCGGCAATACCGATTTTCCACGGATATGTTTTATGCGACTCTGTTAAAAATTCTTGTATACTTTTCATTGTAAGGATCCTATTATATATTATTTATCTTTATCGATGCCTTTGAGCTTTTCTAAAAGACTGTTTCTATCAGTAACAACATATCCTTCACCTTCGGTAAAGCCGCTGTCTCCAGGGCTATTATCTCTATCCATCTTTTCTTTTTTAAGTTGTAACTCGACCATCTTAAGTTTCTTATCTAATTTAGCAACTTTAGCATCAAGGTTTGTTCTCAACATGTTGCCTGCAACTTCAAAAACTCTGCCGCTATAGCGTGCTTCGACATTCATGCCTAGATCCATTAGATCGTCGTATGCTGCCATAGCCTTGTCGGCTACTTCATTTAGTTCAGCATCGGCTTTTTCACCTAACCCTTTAACACTGGGCAATGCAGAAGCAATTTTATCTAATTCGCTGATATCTCTAAAAGTTTCGTCCTGACTAGCAATTACAGACTGCTTCCTTGATTGCTCTTCGTCGATTATATCTTTTGAATCTGGTAAATTTAATAAATCTTCTAGTTTTTTTGTCATAACAACACCTATAATATGCTACTATTATTTATCGTTTGCCATTATGGAATATATCTTTTTCGCTAACTATTCTAAACTTAATTTTATTTTGCTTGCAATAAGCATTAGCTGCTTGCCATTTTGCTTGATTTAATACAACATGTGCTTGATTACGCTTATTACGCCCAGCACCTTCCATGCTTGTTTGATTACTAGGCTTAACTTCTATTAATTCGGCATGTTGCTTACCATTAGCATCTGCATATGCAATAAAAAAATCAGGCACGTAGATTGTGTACTTTCCAGTAAACGGATTTCTGTATGGAATCTTTATAGCTTCGCTTGCCCATTTACTAACACTAGGATGCTCGTCGCAAAATCTCATAAATGCAAACTCCCAGCTACTTCTGTATGTTGGGTTTTTGCCGCCAACATACTTTTCTGGATTCTTAGGCGTAAATTTTCCTTGGGCGTATTGTGCCATTAGTAAATTATATTTCTTCGATATATATTTTTAGAAACGTCTTCTTGTTCTTTAAAACCAATTATGCTATTTTTACTTCTATTGTTATTTAAAATTGCACCAACTAATTCATTTAATTTAACACTGTCAAATGTTTTGATTTTATCAATCAATTCCATTACACTAATTTGATCTATTTTTGATTGCTGCAATAATACACTACCGACACTAATTGCAGCAGTTTCTTCAAAGCCTTTGCTTTTAAAAAACCCAATTACTGCATCAACTTCGTTGCTAGCATAGCTAATTCTGTCTTTTTTGTAATTATCAAAATACTGCTTGGTCTTAACTGTATCGTCATTACTTGTATATGTATCGTTAACTGTTCCTGTGCTTATCATTATAATAGCCTTTGTGTTGCATCAGTTGTGTTAGTAGGAGTACTGCCTGGAAAGTTTACATTATTAATTCTATTTGATATTGTTTCTTCGCCTAATCCAATAACTTCGTTTACTAGTCCGCCGATGCTTAATCCACGACTATTACGAACTGTATTTGCGCCTGTTATAAGTGCACCTATTAAATTTCCATCTTGTATGTTTCCAAGTGTAGAAGATGCTCCTGCTAAAACTCCACCAGTGCCAAAGAAGCTACTTCCGCCGCCGCCTGCTGGACTAATAGGACTAGGTGCAGTATCGTATCTGTAATCGCCAAACCCTGCTGGTATACTTCCAACTTTGGTATAATCTCTGTCTGTCATGACAGATTCGTAACTAAATCTCATTCGATTGATTGCAAACTCGCTTGCTTCGCTGTTTGCCTCGTCGTGGTCCCATTGATCAATAAGCGGATTAATATATGTAAAACTTGTGTTGGTACTTTGTCCATTTTGCGGATGCAACTGAAACACTTGTATACTTGTAAAGAAGTTGTCGGTTTTGCCTGGACGATCTAGTCCAAATCTATTTACTGAAACTGCGCCGCTGTCGTAACCGCTGTTTAGTCCGCCGGTTCTTAAATATGCAGGATCTGAAACAGCTGGTGCACCTTCATTTTGTTGTACATGATTACCATCGCTGTAATAGTAATTAAAATAATTCTTCCATAGAAAACTAGTTAATCCTGCATTATCATCATGCCATACCATGTTAATAGGATCATAATTTACACTAGTTTGTATCACTTTTTTTCTATTGTACTGGTTAAGTGTTTCTGTTGCCATACTAAAACTAGGCAAGTCAACACTTTTACACAACAAGTTTATTTCCCGTTTTGTTGTATTGTTCCATCCACTAGCTGCATCTAGTGTAATGTTTGGGTTAATGTTTAATACCACATGATAGAGGTATTTCATTTTTGGTGCTAGTCGCATGTTTCCGTCAACAAACACTTTAGATGCGTGCTGGTAGTCGCCCAAGTTTCCTTTCGGACTTAGTGCACCATTAATTATATTATCGAATAAACCGTTAAAAGGATTTGCCATAATAATATTTATCTTTCTTATTAAATGCGTACATAATAAAAAAGGAGTACATAAGAAATGTACTCCTCAATTAGACAATCATTTTAGTTTGTATTAACCGGCGCCAGTTGCTGCTGTACCGAGAGATCTTCCAACTGATGTACCAACTCCAGAAGCCTCTGGTGTTTGTATTGCGTTGTCGTATGTGATACTTAGTGATACACTTACTGGTTCGTTGGTTGCGTAGTTTAAAGAGTTATAGTTTGCTTCGTTTACATAGCAACCGTAGCACTCCCAAGTTTCTAATACATTTGGTGTTAAGTCGCCGTTGCCACCATCTAATATTTCAATGCGTGTTAAGAACTTATAGTCTGTTCCTGATGCTGCACTTGCTTGCTCCATAAAGTCAAATTGCTTCTGAAGTTGTTCGCCGACAAGTTTTTGTACATTGTTGTTAACATCTTCACGCAAGTTAAGTGATAGCGGGCTCCATGTGTGCTTACCAGCAAGATTGATCTTACTGTTATAAACTGGAATTTCCATGTTTTCAAATGTAAGTGTCGGACGAGTAACATCCATAACTTGCTTTGTTAATTCTGTTGTTGGTGTTGATACACCAAAATTCTCTAACGAAACACGAAAGCGATATTGTAGTTTCGGCATTAGCAAGCCTTGAGCGCTTGCGCTGTCGTTTGTTGCTAACGGTACTGTTAGTTTTGATAATGATGAGATTGCCATTCTTTGCTCCTTGTTACAAGTATTTATCATTGTAGGGTGTTAAATCAATAACACCCTACATTATGATTTATAGACCTGCAATTTCTCCTGTGTTTTTAAGACGTAGCGGAATGTAAATAAATTCAACTGCCTTAACTGGTTCGATTGCAATATCAACGTAAAGCTCATTGCGATCAATTCTGTTTGGTGTATTGTTTGTTTCGTCACATACAACTAAGTAATCGTAAATAGCTCTTAGTCCGATAAGTTCGACCATTAAACTTTCAACCTGTTGTTTGATTTCATCACGTGTGATTTTGTCATTTGGTTCAAAGATATATGGCTTTGCTAGTTTCTTAAGTTGACTACGTAAGTACACTGTAAGTCTTGCAACATTGATTCTGTCCAGCGCACTTGCATTTCTTGCACGAGTTTTCTGTCCAAATACAACAAGTCCTGCACCATTTAAGAATGTAATTGGGTTTACATTGTTTTGGTATAGTGTGTCTCTTTGTCCTTCGTTGAGTGCAATACTTACAAATTCGCCTTCACTGTTGATATAACCTGTTGCTGTTGCATTGGTTACGCCACCACGTCTAGTACCTGCTGGTGCAAACCATGGGTAGCTAACTTGGTCACTTAGTGCAATTGTGCGTAGTGCCATGTGTGATGCCGGAACAACAATGTTGTTTCCTGCGTTATCGCTACTAAAGCCTCCTGGGTAGTAAACACCGAGATATTCGTCTCTAGTTACTAATCCTAAATCGTTGTCTTCAACTGCTTTTTCTACGTTGGTTGCCCATTCGCTGATTGCCGTTGTAGTCGGAGTTAGACGCATTGGTGAATCGCCAACAACAAATGCTGTTAAGCCTCTGTCATAGTTTAGAGTAATCATTTCACCAATTAGCTCTGGATATCCTGGTGTTGCGATCAAGTTAAAGATACGTGTTTCGTCGTCGCGTATATCGTCGTTACTATTAACCATTGCTTGTAGTGCTTGTACAACAACTTTACGCTGTGCATTACGGCCAAAGCTGCCTGAGCCATCTGCATTATTAGCTGATTCAGTTACCCAACGATGTGGATAATAGTTTGCCATTGAGTCGTCGCCGTCTCTTGGATTTTCTGCATCTACATCAATATAGTTACGTTCAAAACGCTTGATATTAAATCCACTTCTACGTAAGTTCCAAAGAATCATTCCTTTTGGATATAGTGCAGGATCAGGTGCATCCGGATCTAAGTAATTACTTGTTAGTAGTACATCAATATCGCCTGCTTCGTCACTATTTGCACCTTGAGTGTTATAACGTGCATCGTCAAATAGCACACCATTTTCGGTGGTTTGATCACCTTTGTCAAGTAGTACCCATTTATTATTTGTATAACGATAAACTTGCGGGAAGTCTTCTAAATTAGCAGTACTTATCCATAGGTCGCCTTCAACAAGAGTACTTACACCATTTGATTGTGTTGTAGGAGCAACTGCTGCAACAATTGGACCTGTTGCATTGTTTGTACTATCTACACCAACTAGGCTATTGCCTGTGTGATCATAGTTGTGATAACCGACCCAGGTAGTGCCATTATGAATCATAATGTCTACTTCGTCAATTACGCTACTGTACCACAATGCTCCGTCTGCTGGAGTAGTTGTTGGCTCAGTTTCTTTTGCAGTGTATGACAATGTTGCCCAGTTACTTGCGTTATACTGTCTAGGTGAAGTATTTTCATCTGTTCCAGGTACATAATACAAGTTTGCAGTAGTTGTATTGTCGTTTGCATCGAATACAGTAAAGATAGAACCAATTGGGTTGTTTGTACCATCTGTGAATCTAATCTCGCCACCTAGTCTGTGTTCAATTACAACTTGCTTTTTAGAATTTACACTTGCTGTAACATTAGTTGCGCCTGCGCCATTGATAGCGCCTGCTAGTGCATCAGCATCAGTTTGTGCATCATTAGTTGCTGCAAATGTTACAGTCAACGAAGTACTATAAGTACTAACACCTTTTGTAGTTTCAAACATTGTAAATATGTTTGTACCTGCGGTAAAGCTACTGTTAGTAACTGCTGCACTTGTAATCTTAGTACTACCTGCAGAATTTCTTCTTAGTAATTCAAATGTTGCTAGAGGTTCGCTGCTTTCTGCAAGATTGCTTCTTACATAAACACTACCAATAGGAACGCCTGTGCCGCCGTTTGCAGCATCTAAGCTACTTAGGGCAGTTGCATTGCCACTGTAAATTGGTGCATCAAGTACTGTCCATGTATCAGTGTTTTCTGAATACGACTTAACATTCCATACTGCGCCAAGATTTGGCTGTGTTGTTTTAATCCATATCGATCCAGTAGGACGAGGATTAGTATCACGTGCTTTGTATTCTGGCACACTTGTATGCGGAGCAATTGTTAGCTCTGTGTTGTAGTATGTTCCGGCTGCAATGCCTAGCTCTGTTAATAGGTCAATTGTGCCAGATACTTCAATTCCGTCACCTGCACTGCCGTCGTACATCAATGCTAGTCTAGTATTACTTGCCATTGCAGTAATGCCAGCAGTTGCTAATGGCACGTCACCGTTAATATCTGCAACAATCGTTGCTAAGTCTAAACCGGTTGTTGTTACTGAAATGTCGCTACCTGCAACATTAAACGTTAATGTCCCGGTTGCAGTAGTAGTTGGATTTGCAGAACCTACTGCAAATGGCCATGCTGCTTTCCAGTCAGCGCTTCCAACTTCTACCCATGTACCAGCTACAGTTTTATACCATAAGCGGTTAACAGTTGATACTGCTACTAGTGCATAATCGCCAATTGCACCAACACTTGTTTTTGGTGTAAAAGGTGCACTGCCACTTGTTTGCGTAGCGTCTGTAATAACGATAGGAGTTTTGTTAGCAAACGTTTGTCCTGTAGCAGATGTTGCTGCTTCGCCATTCCATTCAAAAATTCCATATGTACTATCATTTGTATCAAACCAGTATGCACCGTCAGTTGGCTTGCCAGCTGTTGCTGTTGCGCTGCCTGTTAACCCGGCTAAGTCCATATCTGCACGTACAACATATGCTCTGTTAGCTACACCTAAAAAGCTGTATGCTGTTTGTAGACCATATTCGTTTTGCTCGCCGCCATGTATTGGGTTGTTGTTTGAATCTGTGTAAAATAACGGATCGCCAAATGTTTCAGCTAGTTCACGTTGTGAACTTAACAGATATACTTTGCCCGCATTTGCTTTTAGGGTACCAGGTGCAATACCTGTGCCACCCGGATTAGTTTTATTTTCCTGTGTTGCCACAAAAATAATTGGGGTTGTTCCAGGCTCAGCCGGAGTATAAAAACTCTCGTCTATTACGTTAACCTGAACACCTGGTGATACTAGTGCCATTTTTTAGTTCTCCTCGTGGATCTTAATATACTATTATTTAGC